TCTTGGCAACTTCTAGTTCTTGTTCACAATGTGTTATGAACTGCGGAATGTTAGCAAGATTATTTGTTACTTTACTATACCACATATACTAGTACTCGTCGTAGTTGAATTCGCCGTCATCATTGTATTGATTGAGTAGCTCATCTTCTTCCTCATCTTCAAAGTCGTCTACATCGTTCTCACCAAGATAATTGCCAACTGCCATCTTAATTGCACCGTCAAACTTAAATGCTTCACGAATCTCGTCAGCATTATGACCTTGCATCAATGCCGCTACAACTGAATCAGCTGCTTCACGTACATCTCCTGTGTCTAACATAAATGGACGTGTTTCTTTCCATACCAGTGCGGCTAAGTCTAATGACACTATACGTTCTCCTCGTTAAATGTTTGTTCGTACTTATAATATATAAGCTAATTCTTCATACGTTTTTTTATAATCTTGTTTTCTTATTTTGTCAGTGATACTCAAGTAGTCAATCATATCCGTAGTATCTGTTGACATATTTGAGTTATTCATCAATGCCATAATTGGCTCTATTATCTTTTGAAATTCATCGTCTTGAATGTTCAATAGTTTATCAGTTATATATTTCTTCTGCTTGCTGTTAAACAAACAAATGTTTAGTTGCCTAGGATTGTTCAGCAGGTTAAACGATACCGGAAGTTCATATTCTCTACAGAACTGAAATAATGTATAAGTGTCGAGTATATTAAGTGTTGTTATTGTACTAAACACATTAAAGTTTAGAACTGTATCAGTTACTTTTTTATATTTTTCAATTGTATCTACTATTGTTTCCCAACTAACTCCATATCTTTCATACTCAAACTTTTTTCCTGTATTATCGATGCTAAAACTTAACTCGACTTGTTTAAAACGACTCCATAATGGTATTAAATTTGCGGCAAATATTGTAGCATTGGTATTGTAATGGATTGATATATAACTGCTTCTTTGTTTGTTTATAAAGTATTGTAACATACTAGAGTGTGTTTTGTCAAGTAAAGGTTCTCCTCCTGAAAAGGTTATGTATGATAAATCACTGGTAATTTCTTCGAGATCTTTCCAAACTTTTGAACCGTTAACGTCAGTCCACTCATTCTTAACCAGTGATCTCGATGCATACGTTGGATAAGATTTTTTGTTATTAGAGACTTCACTTGCCCATTTACTGCTATAAAGTGGATTACAAATTCGACAACTTAGGTTACATGTCTTGTTAATTTTTATATCTAAACTGATCAAGTTATTACTTTTAGTATCGTTGTAATCTATATCAAAAATTTTATCTCTATACGCATAAGCATCATTTAGTCTCTTACTTTTTACATTGTTCTTTTCGTTATTCCAACAGTAGTTACACCCTGTTGGTTTCTTGCCATCTAACAATTCTTGTCTTAGATCAGTATAATCTATATCCTTAACTGACACATCTTTAACATTTGGATAGTTATCTATTTTATAAATGCAACAAGGAGATAAATTTCCTTGTTGTTTAATTTCTAAATTTATCCACGGAGTAACACATATTGATTCGGGTATGTTAAAGTTTGTAATTGTGTTAACTGTTTCATTGCCATAATGTTCAATATGTACGAAACAACTATCAATATCCAAGTGTACAAGTATACGATTCAAATAGTTGTAAAACGGTTTTGTATCAACTTCACTTAGTGAATCAACTAAAACAATACGTTGATCAGGTGCATACCAATCTCTTTTAAGTTTAACCAGTTCTCTATAAAGTTGATTTATAGGCAACTCTAAAAAATACTTAACTTTTTGAATATATAATATATCATAGTTTTCTTTAAGATGCTTTGTAACATCGTCAAGAATATTATTACTCAGTTGGTTGTTCATACACTTCTTCTTCTACTGTTACTTCTTCTTCAGGAATACTTAGCACTTCTTCAATCTTATTGAAGTCAAGCATTACCTTATCTAAACAACCATCTTCGTTACGTTCCCAGGCCTTACGGAACTGTAGTATTTCTTGCTTGTCGCTTGTTAAGAAACGTAGTCTGTTACCTTGTTTCGTTAGCAAGCCGGTTCCTTCTGCTAGATCAACTAGTCCACTGTAAGGATTCATTCCTGTTTCATAAGGTATCTTAACTTGTACACTTTCAAACGGCTTTGCATATCTAGTTTTCATAACTTTACAAGCGGCACGTATGCCTTTTACTTGTGTTATTTTGTTGCCATCTTCATCTTCTTTAAGTTTGAGTTTTCTCATTGCAACAACAATACTCGATGCGTATATAAAACCTTGTCCACCTGATATCTTATCATCTGGATCAAACATATCCTGTGATGCATAAGTGTGGTTAGTACATACCATGCCTACATTGTAACTGCCAAACATGTTAACTGTGTTTCTAACCAATGCAGTTAGTGCTTTAGGCTTTCTACCTAAGTCACCTTTCATGTCACCTGCTTCAAACTGATTAACATCAGTAGGTGTTAGCATCATTCCTAAACTGTCAATAACAAACAATACTTTAGGACGTTCGCCATCTGGCAATGCTTTGTAATCTTTCATAAATGTTGACACTGTTTTAGCAACATCATCGATCATTGACATTGCTAGTTTAAGCAGTTTGCTTTCACTGGTATCAACACCGAGTGCTTTTAACCATGCTTCGTCAAGTGCATTTTCAGTATCAACTAATACAACAAATATGCCTTGTTCTTGTGCATGTTTTACAATGTTACCTGCGGCAAAATAACTTTTACCTGCTCCGGATTCACCGGCAAACACTGTAACCTTACCTAGTGGTACACCTTTATTAAAGTCTCCACTGATCAAATAGTTTAGTGCATAGTTGCCTGTTGAAATCCAATCTGTTGGATCGTTAAAGCCAATTGACAATCCGTCAATGCTTTTTGTAATGTCCTTGCGGAATTTGCTTACGTCAAATGGTTTTGCCACTATCTTCTCCTTATCTAATATGTTATTATACTATATTGTGCATGTGTTGTCAAATTGTTTTAGACTTTTTAGGTAACTTTTACTAAAATAATGATCATAGTTGTATTCAATGCTATCGGATTCTAACAAATACAAATCGTGCCATTCATCTGTTGTAAGTTTACTAAACTTTCCAATCATGGTCATTAACTCTATTAATCGTTCAACTGGATTGGTTATACTATCAAATCTATAGTCAAACAACTTGGTATATAATTTGAACCCGTAGTATTTTTCTATATGGGCATGCCAACCTGGTTGAGCATTGGCTAAAAAAAGTCCTCTTGTTATTATGCTATACAAAGACTTTTCTGATACGAAAGGATAATAACTAGTAGGTATTGTTTCGCTTACTATGTGTAAAAAACTTTGTGTGAGTTTGTTTTCTAGATTATATATATTCTTAGCATGATCAAAACGCACATGGCCAAAACTATTTATTTGTTGATTGAATTCATCTGTACAATCAAAAAACTTGTTGTAAAATTTTGTATTTTCTACGTAATTAGCAATGTGTCCGTCAATTTCATTGCCATTGTGCGTGAAGTTTTTACTACAATAATCTTTGTTAAAGTAACCAAATTTGTTCAATGTGGATGCTAGTAGTTGTCTGCCTACATGATTGGTTCCATTAAAACTACAAACAAAATTTTGATAATCTAGCTCAGGGTGTATATTATAACTTTTTAAATTTTCCCATGCACCGTTACAGGGGACTAACGATTCTTTGTAAGAAAAATTAATAGAGTGATGTTTACTAAAGTAATCAGAAAATACATAGCCTGATTTTATAGTAGATATATTGTTTTCTTTTGAAAATTGAACAGCAGAGTTTATTGTGTCTGACTCTAAATTTTTATCAAAACCTCCAAGATGATCAGCTAATAGTAAATTATTATCTTGTATTTTCTTAAAATAAAAATTTTTGAAGATAGTTTTCATATTTTACCTAATAAAAGATGAGGGCAAGGAGAAAGGAAATAAACCTTGCCCTCATTTGCTGTGTTAAGTTGCAGACTGTCTGCTACGAATCATAGCAAGTATATCTTCTGCTTTTTGTGTTTGTGGTGCCGCTGCCGGAGTTTCAACTGGAGCAGTTGGTGTTGCTCCTATTTCCTCTGGAGTTGCCACTGGTGCTGGAGCAGTTTCTATTACCGGAGCACTTACTGCTACTGGTGCAGTTGTAACTGCTGAGCCTTCTGGCTTTTGCACACCTGCTGGACGGAAGTATGCGCCCCAACGATCAATATCATATGCTTGTCCATCAACTGATGCTTCAAACATTTCTTTCATCACTTTGAGATCTTCTTCTGTAGGTTTCTTTGGTAAGAAATCGCCTAAGTTATAAAGACCCTGTGACTCAATTGACGTTGCTTCTTCTGCTGTTAATGCGGTTTCTTTCCTTGCCCACTTAGATGTTGAGTAATCAGCATAACCACCTTTAGAAGTTTTGCTAATACGGAAGTCTAAACCTCTCTCGTAATCTGTTGGAAGTTCCTCTAACTCAGGATCCATCAATGCACTTTTAATAATTTGGAATATTTGTGGACCAATTATAAAACGTCTAATTGCTTTCTCTGATTTGTCATCTGATATTGGGTTCTCTCTTACAAATCCTTGCATCACATAACTGCGTTTCTTCCAGTACTTACGACCCATATCTTCTAGACTTTTGTCTTTGAACCACGGACGTACTTCAGTTAGGATTGGACAAGTCTCTCCCCACATTTCAACACAAGGTACTTGCACTTGAACACTTTTGCTGTCCATTTGCCCTTTGATACCGTTAAAAGGAAGTTTGATCATTGCACGTTCAATCCAAAAGAACGTGTTAGTTGTATCCATATCGGGAAGGAAACGTAGTACTGCACTATCGCCTTCGTTCATATTCCAATGTGGGTAAATTGCGCCATCACCACCTGATGACTGATTGCCTTGCTTATTGTCTGCCGCTGCAAGACGAGCTCTTATTTCTGCTAATGAAGCCATTTTATATCTCCTATGTGCCTACGAGTAGCAACAACTACTCTTTCATTATATTTCGATGAGCAACTACTCATCTGTTTTGTGTTCGACATACA